CACCATTCTAAGAACAAGAATAGTCCCTTAGAAGCTTTTAAAACAGGTGAAATCAATAGATTATCATGTGTAGAGCAATTAAGCGAAGGTATTAACATCCCTAATCTTAAAAATGCTATCATTCTACACTCTTATTCAGGAGGTTCTCCTAAAGCACAACAAAAGTTTGGACGATTACTTCGTCTTCCTACAGACCAGACAGCTAGTGTACATATTCTTTGCTATAGTAACACAGTAGATGAACGGTGGGTAAGCGACAATCTTAAGAACTACGATCAAAACAAAATCACACACTTAAAATAAATTAAAATAAAAACAGATTATGAAAACTAACCAACAAAAATCAGCAGAACAGCTCATTAAGGAGCTAGACATTCTAATTGAAGCAGACTTTGCTAAAGCTAAGGCTGAATTAGAAGAGTTTAAGAATCAACCTAACGTATTTACCTTGTTCGAAATCAATGAACAAGAAGTAACAAACGATGTTATTTGTAGTATATTTGCAGATGATGATCAATTGTCCAACAGCCATGGAAAAGGTAGTATCGCTTAAGAGCAAGATGACTCCTCAGTTTATAGACCATTGTAACGAGAAAGGCATAGACTTAATTAAATGGTACAGGTGGCAATTACATCTAATCTGGGAACAAAGAAAAATCAGTAGAAAATACACAAATTTAAACTAACTATGTATCGGGTAAATTATCAGATCGACAAACACAATGCTTCCATCTTAATGATTTCTGTTAAAAACGGAGACTCTTGGTCTCAACTTCATAACGAAGCATTAGAAAAACAAATCGAAGAGAAGGTAGTAAAGATTGCTAAAACTTATGAAGTTGACAGTGCCTTTGGAGAGATGCATCTGACAGAGCAACTTAACTTCATTACAGGTTCCATAGACTTAAATCAAAAGTAATGGAAAGCATATTCACAGGTTTAGTAATCTTATTGGGAGTCTCTTCTATATCTATGGCTGTACTTTACTTAATGTATCGTACAGAAAAGAAAGAACGATACCCTGTACATAGTGATATTACTTACGATCACATAGAAGAAGACATTGTTAAGATAGCGCAAAGAAAAAAGCGTAAGGCAGCAAACGCTAAACGAAAGTCAGTTAGAAAGCCCTCTTAACCGAGGGTTTTTTTATCTTAAAACTATGAGTAGAATAGACAAAAACAGTAAATTCTATAAGGCTCCTACCCTACAAGAGCGCTTACAAGACATTAAGTATTTCTTTCTCTTCTGGAGAGGAAGAAAGAAAGGTATAATCTTTACCCGTAACATTACATTAGATGATTTCCGCTATATCTTCTTTCCCAAAGGATTTGAGAAGTATGCTTACTTAGGAACACATCTATGGCATGAAGAAGGTGATTACTTTAATGCTCTTTATCCTTTAGTACTTGCTATGGACTATGAAGCTAAGCCTAAATTCTGCCCTAGGGGGTTTTTACGCTTCCTACACGTATTTGGTAGTGATAGGTCTATTGTAAGAGTACGTAACTGGACCTTGCATAACTTGCTTAGAAAAATAACTAAAGGTATTGCCTTTGTAGATTGGAAGACTAAGTGGCACAGTTATGACCTACGTATCTCTATACATGCTCCTAAGCACTTACAAGACTTAGCAGATGACATAGAACAGGGGTTTTACTCTAGAGGTGCACAAGAAGAGCTAGTAGCTAAGATTAAGCAAATAGATCCTAATGCAGGCATTATCTGGGGTAGTGTAGATAGATTAAAGAAACAACTAGAAAAATTAGAAAACAATGAGCAACAATAAACAAAGTATGAAACTATACACAGAAGAACAATTGATAAACACTGTTGAGGCAATTAGAGAGTACATTAAAAATTACCCCGAAAAATTCCATGCATCAATGATTGAAAAACATCTTAAGAATTTAACCCCCATAGAACTACCAAGTGATTCATTATGTATAAATTGTGACGAATCAAAATCTACACATAACGTATGTATAGATTGTATGATTAAAATTGGTAAGGAGAACATCGAACTACCAAGTGATGAGGAGTTAAAAAAACAATTTGATGTAGATGAATTTGACCCTTATGATTTAGCATATTTAGGTGGTGCAATTTGGATGCGTGATAAAATACAAGGAGGTAACAATGAGCAACAATAAAGAAAACTTGGGAACACTTACATATGTAACCCCACCTACAATTGTAACCCATAAAATTGAAAATGTAGAATGGGTTTTTCAGTTCAATGACGATGAACCTGTATTTTTCGCAGAACCATCTCCATACGAAGGACCTAAAGCAGTAACTTTTACGATTAGTAATACAATCCATTCAAACATTGTATTTAGAGATAATAAGGGTAATGAGTTTAAGATTTTTGCAAGAGAAAAAGGAGGTAACAATGAATGACGATAAAAAAGCTAGAGAATACACATCTAAAACCTTACAAGAACTTATAGATGAGGTAACAGTTGGAGAGTTAGAGATTACTAGTAAGAGTATGGACCCTATGACTCCTAAATCAGAAGCTTATGATTTAGTTTTAGGCTTTTATTACCGATTACCTAACAATGGCAGACTTAAAACCGGGATTAACAGTTGTGAGTCTCGGTTTAAGGAAGCTCTAATGTGTGCTAAGTTAACTCTTGAAAGAATTATATTAGCTCTAGAAGCCCACAGTTGGCAAAACAGAGAACATATAGAGCACCATAAAGAAATGTTAAAAGAAATAGAAAAACTATGAGCAAGATTAAACAAGACAAAATACCATTGACATTGACGGAAGATAATGTTTTAGAAGTTCTTGGCTACAAGTATAAACTAGTTAGAGAAAGAGATAATCTACTTAACTTTGGTGATAAAGTTGGATGGATTGAATGGAAAGCAGATGGTACTTTTGGAAAACTACATGATAAACCTGCTGTTGGTCTATCTTGTATTTTAGACCCACATAGATTTAGTTTTACTTGGTTAACAACTTCTATCACAGAAATCATAAAAGAACAGGACGATTATATTAAGTTTAAAACCTCAAATAGCACATACGAACTATGGCACAAGGACAATTAATATTTGATTTAAACGAAGATAGAGCAGAGTTTGAACTAGCTGTTAACGCACACAAGTGGTATGCAGTAGCCTGGGACTTAGATCAAGAACTTAGGAGACGCACTAAGTATGCATCTGATGAAGATGATGAGAAGGTAGTAGAAGCTCTTTACAAACTAAGGGATGACTTTAGACAGATTATGACTAACAATGGAGTAAGTTTCGATTAACTTAAAACTAACTAATCTCCTATAAAATCTAAACTAATGGATGAACTTAAACTAGATTTAGATGGATTTACTCCTCGTCAGTATGCTGCTCTTATCCTCAGAGATGACTTAGGATACAGCTATGAAAGAGCAGGAAGACATCTAGGTCTATCTAGATACGCTTTTAGAGAACTCTACAAAAGAGCTACCTTTAAGCATGAAACCAAAACCATTTATGTTAACTCAAATTTCTTATTACAACAGAAAGGATCTTAAGTATTTTCAATTTATTACAGATCATTTCGGAGTACAATTTACGGAAAAGTCGTTTAACGACCCTACCTTAACAGTACATGCTATTCAAGACGGATTGGATATAGTAGCTGTAATGTTAATGAGAAAGAAAAAAGAATGCTATCGTATTAACTTTATTCATGTAGCAGAGAAGTATCAAAGACAAGGTTATGCAAGTTTCCTAATAGATTATGTTATCAAGTCTATCTATGAAGAAACAAAAGATTTTGTAACTGTAATTACAAGAGTTAAAGCGAATAACTTAACTTCGCTTAACTTCTTTACTAAAGCAGGTTATAAGTTCAAAACCTATGAGTGTAAAAGTGAAACAGTTGATATCAATGGAAGCATCACAACAACAATTAAACCAGCTTATATACTAACTTATGACTACGGAAAACAAGATCCTTTTAAACAGGATTAAAACACCAGATGGTACTATCCTTACTTCATATAATCGACATGATTATGTGACCTACAAGGATACTATCACTAAAGAAGTTCTTATGGTAGATGGAGGCACAGATTATCTTAGAAGGCATGTAGGAACTTATGAAGAACTAAGCGTTTATGACGATGGCTCACACTTAACTAGGAGAGAAGCTGTTCATTGGGGTACAAGAGGTAAGGATGGAAGACAACCCTTAACCTACAAACCCGTTAAAGACTTAGATTTCGATCACATAGAAGCTATACTAAAAACTCAACACCAACTTTCAGACTTTTACAAAGAAATCTTTAAAGATGAGTTAAAATATAGATTCGAAGAGAAAGCAGAAAAACTTTAAGACTGTATATTTGTAACATGAGTCCCAAACAACAAGCAGAAGCTATGGAGGTAGAAATCATGAAGACATTAGGTTTTCAGATGGATAATTACCGATTTAAGCAGATTGCTAACTATACCATTGATAAAATTATCTCTGAGTATAAAGACATGGATAACTATGTTAGGGCAGAAAATGTCTCTATGCATAATGCAATTTTATTCTGGAAAGAGGTAAAACAACACATCAATGAGAGAAGCATGTAGAAATATTGGAAGAAAACTTAAGAATACTAATCGTATGAGTAGTAACGAGTTCTTCGCATTCTCTCTTCTCTTGGTCTCCGTAATCTCCTTGTTTATAGGCGTTGTAGCAGATTTTTGTGCTATCTTTGAATAATGGAGTATACGTTAAGCGAAGAAGGTACAGTCATAGAATTTCACTTGATTGTAAAGACAATGAAGAAGAACGAAGACTACACGTTTTATTCAGAGAATGAAAGAGACCGAGAGTTTAAAAAAGCCCTAACAGAAAAAAATCTACTGCTAGCTCACCGTTACAAAAAAGACAGCGAGAAAACACCAGAACAACTTTAAATTAAAAAGAAAAATCTAATGAAAGCACCTCTAGGGGTGCTTTTTTGTTTTAAACCAATTTAAACTAAATAATATGCCTAATTCACAACCACAGGAGCTAATTGCAGCTCAAATCATTGACGATCCATTCTCAATGGAATTTATGGAAACAGCAAACACCTTACAAGTATCTGCTGACTCACTTGCTGGCTTACCCAAACGAAGAGTAAGAGTAGCAAGAAACAAATTTGTATTACACAAAGACCTAAAAGCTCGTCTAAAGAAATTACTAGCAAGTAACTGTAACGAGCAAGCAAAGACAGTAGCTGAAGATATTCTTAATCTTAAGTATGTACCTTTAGAAGGTAAGTATTGTAACTATCTAGGTCTATCTCAAGCGGACTATACTAAGATTTCTTATCTAGATAAGGACCGTGAAGAAAGACTTGCAGGACAAGAAACTATGATGGAAATGATTCATCCTGGAACTATTGTTAAGATTTACATGCAAAAAGGTAGACGTAGAGATAGGTCTGCTGTCCCAGAAAATCCTACTACAAACCAGTTAGCTTTTACGTATCAATTAAAGTTAACTTCTAGACACCTAAATGACAGAGTTTATCCTATTGATCGTGTAGAAGACAGTACTGCATATTTTGTTCAAGAATTCTGGAACAATGAACCTGCTCAAGAATGTTCTCTACACTTTAAAAATACTTATCTTTCAGAAGACTCAGAGATACTTCGTATTCGCAACTCTAGAACTCGAGGAACAGGTGCATTTGAAGTAGGTAGACAAGGACTTTCTATTCCTTCAAATAACTGGGAGAGAGTATTGGCTGTAGAGTTTGAGAACACTTCAGTAACTATCAAAGAAGTATGGAACTTTAAGAAGCGTTATCACACTTCTATTGGTAAGATTGTACGTAGGTTGTTTGCAGACAAGTATTCAGATAGAGAGGTTACTGCATTTGCAGAAGCATATGCCTCTTTGATTACTGTATCTAATCCTTTGTATGACTTTGCTATTATTGAAGGAGAAGCGATTAAAGATGCTTACTACGAAGCTAACTACTATCAACACTCAGGTACTCTAGGTAACTCTTGTATGCGTTATTCTAACTGTCAAAGGTATTTTGAAATCTATACCAAGTATCCAGAGAAAGTAAAAATGGCTGTACTTAAGAGATCAGATAAGATTGCTGCTCGTTGTATTATGTGGAATATCGAAGGTAAGTTTATGTTTGACCGTATCTATTTTACAACTGATGAGACTCATAACTTGCTTAAGAACACACTAATGGGAGCTGGTTATGAAACTTTGTATCAAGTCCATAGAAACTTCTCTCTAAACATCGACTTAACAGGTATTCAACATTTTCCTTATGTAGATACTCTCTGTAACTATGATCCCAATAGAATGATTCTAACAAATCAACATCTTCACGATGAGTATTGGCAGTTCAGATCTACTGGAGGTTGCTTTAGTCGTTACAATTCAGGTGGAAGACTAGAATGTTGCATCTGTGGAGATCATGTAGACGAAGACAATTCAACTTATATTACTGCAGGTGATCATGAAGATAATTATACTTGTAGTAGTTGTTACGTTTATTGTGAAGTAGATGATTCTTACATTACAATAGAAGATGATTCAGTAGAAACCTATGATGGAGAAACTGTTCTTACAGCTAGATCTGTTACGTTGAATAACGGACAGTATGCTCACCAAGATGACCAACAGCTCAGAGAGTATGAAAATGGTTTCGGTTATTTTATTTTAGATGAAGACTTCTACTTTACTAACGGATTTAGCTTCTATCATAAGAACGATCCTAACATTCCTGAAGATGCTTATGATTCTCAAGAAGCTGACAGAAGAGCAGAAGAACAAGTTAGAAGCCAGTTAGAAATTGCAAGACAACAACTAGTTACTAGCAGTGGTAATTCTATTTACATACATACTTCTCCTAATGGATTTACTACTCACTGTACTTCTAGCATGTACACAAGCTTCATTGTACCACCAATAGAACAAGTTCGTGAAACTTTAGAAGAACTAAGCTTGATACAGCCTAATACTGTTACAGAAGAAGTAGAATTAGAAATGGAAGAAGAAGTAATACAAGAGCAAATTCAAGAAAACAACGAACGTGAGTTCCTTATTTAAACTAAACTAAAAGAAAAACAATGACAAAATCTTATGTTAGCAATTACGCTAGCCGACTAGAAAGTATAGACCACACTATTAAAGGAGATTTCCCTGTAGACTTCGACCTACTGTTTGATATCATGTATCAACAAAGCCCTACTTATCAGCCAGAAATGGAAAGACTGAAGAAGGATTGGCTTGTAGAATTAATTTCTAAGATAGAAGGTGTAACAGTAGTAGAAAAAGGAGGGAATATCTATTGCACTAAAGGAGAAGCTGAATTCTATCCTACAGTAGTAGCTCATTATGACACAGCTCAAGACTACCATGTAGGTATGCGTATCTTTAAAACAGATAAGTGGATTTTTGGCTTTGATGATGCAACAGGTGAACAATGTGGCTTAGGTCTCGATGATTCCGTAGGTGTATGCTTTGCTATTCAGATGCTTAAGATGATGCCTGTATGTAAGGTTTTCTTGCCTTATGGTGAGGAACGAGGAATTGTAGGTACTAATTGCTGTGATATGTCTTTCTTTGACAACTCACTAGTAGTTACTCAGCTGGATCGTAGGTCTTATACCAATGACTTTATTAAGTTTACTAACGGAGTTCAGACTTTCAACCCTGAGCATTATGATTTGATTGGACCTTTGATGGAGAAGTATGGTTATACTCTTAACTCAGGTACAGCAACTGATGTCGGTGGTCTACGTAAAAGAGGTCTTAAAGTATCTTCTCACAATCTATCATGTGGTTACTTTAACGAGCATTCTAATACCGAAATAGCTAGTGTAGCACTTCTAATCAATGCTTTTAGTTTTGCTTATGAAATGCTTACTATGCTTGCTGAAAGGAACATTCCGCTTACATTTCCTACATACTCTAGGTCAGAAATTCCCTACGGAGGATCTAAAGTTAAATCTACCTCTACCCCCATTGGTTATGGTGGTCGTCAGATTCATATGTTTGACACAGCAGAAGATGATTGGTACTATGATGCAGTGGCTGGAGATTGGGTGGAACTTACTAAAGAACAAAAGGCTCAGTTAACAGGATATAAAATAGATTTCTCTGAACCCTCAGCTTCTACTGAATCTAAAGTAACTAAGCAACCTACTTATTGGAGCAGAGAGATGCCTTCTGAAATGATAGATGAATCAGATGATGAAAGAGCATACGAAGCTTACAACGAGTGGATTATGGAATGTTATCCTGAGTACACAGAACCTACAATGAGAGAAGAGCTTAAGTCTTATTCTGTTTTCTTTCCTACAATCAAAGAAGTAAGTCAAGATTTACTTGATGAGATGATTATGGATGACATATGTCCTCACTGTTACATAGAAAACGGTTTAATAATCACTAATGACCTTCTACTACATACTTGTTGTCCTACTTGTGAAAGTGTCTTTAACGTAGTTAAGGAAGACCAAGATTACGTAGAAACTAAAGTTGAAGAGTGTGTAAAAGGATTAATAGCATTTCAAGAAATAATAGATATGTAAAATATGGAGATAGAACATTATGGAGAAAGTCTGGAGTCACATCCAGACTTTCTTTTTATGAAAAAAATGTGGTTAGAAGACCTAGAAGACTTGGAAAAAGATGAAGAATCGATTATCTTTGTAGACCCGCCTAAGATTATTTCAAAGGAAATATTTGCAGGCGTAAACTTTACTTTAACGAAACAGACAGATGAAAAAGACATTCTACGAAATACTCTGGGCACTAGCCAAACAGGAGAAGATGATCGACAAATGGATTTACGAAGAGAAACTTCTGTTTAACGGAACAACTTATAGTTGGACTCCTAAAGCATTAGAAGATCTTAATATAACTGAATCTGTTGGTGAGTTATCTGCTATTGAAAAGTTAAAAACTACACACATAAACACTGCTCCTAATAGAGACTTAAGTATACCTCCTACATGGTTGGCTGATTTTATCTCTAAGTTCAGTGCTAAGAATCTAGGAGTATCAGGTAAAACAACTGATAAGTCTAGTGTGGTTAAGCGTCTTATTAAGTTTCTTTCTGATTATGATTATACTCTTGAAGAAATTTCACAGGCTACTGACCTATACATTAGTACTCTTAAGCAACAAGGAAGCATCAAATTTATTAGAGAGTGTGGTTACTTTATCTTTAAGAAAGTAGACGGAGTAGACCAAAGCGACTTAGCTAAGTGGTGTGAAGAACTCAAGAATGGTAGTGGACCTGCTTACAATAGTCACCAAATCCTCTAATTATGAACTTTGAGAAGTTAATAAGTCAGATTGAGGGTAACAAGATTCTCAAAGAAACAGGTGGCTTAACAGCTATCCCTCCTCCATTTCCTCGCTTAGCAGAACACTACGGAGGATTTACTAAAGGTTCTATTACTTGTTTAACTGCTGCTTCAGGTGTAGGTAAGTCAAAGTTTGCTAAATACATGACTATCCTTAACATCATGAAGAAGACTCAGAACACAAACATAGTTCCTAAAATCTTCTACTTTGCCTTAGAGGAAAGTGCTACAGACTTTTGGCTTTCATTCCTATCTATGTATATGTATGAGAAACACCGTATTACAATCAGTGTATCTCAACTTAAATCAGTAGGTAACTATACTTTAAGTAGCGAGCTATTAGAAAAAGTAAAGCAAGGAGAGAAGTTCATCAACACATTAGAGAAGTCAGTAGAGGTAGTTGACTACATCAGAAATCCCACAGGTATGGCTAAGTACGTAAAAGCCTTCTTTGAGAATCCTGAGATAGGAGAATACACCTACAAAGAGATAGAAGAAGGTAAGCGTATAATAACAGGCTATACTTATAAGTCAGATGACTTGTGGGTATTTTTTGTATTAGACCATATCAGTCTTTTATCTAATGAGCTAGCTCCTGACACTAAGATGAAGTTGTCATCTTATCAAACGTTTGACTTTATGATTAAGGATTATGTCCTTGACATATTCTCTAAGCGTTTTAAGATGGTTAACGTAATCGTCCACCAACAAACACCCGCCTCAGAAAAACAAACCTACACTTACAAAGGTCAACTTATGGAAGAGAAGCTAGAACCCTCAATGGAGGAGCTTCATATCAATAAGGGTGTACACCAAGACTACGAAGTAGTAATAGGTTTGTTTAGTCCTGCTAGATACAACATAGGCACACATAATGGCTATGATGTATCATTACTAGGTAACCATTACAGGTCCCTTAAATTCCTAAAAGATAGATACTTTGGCTTAGAAAACTCAAGCATCGGTCTATACTTTAATGGAGCTAACGGAGAGTTTGAAGAATTACCTAGACCCCAAGAGATGAATAGCCCTACAGCTACTCATTATGAGAATTTTTTAAGAAAAGCAAAACAATAAAATGATCGAAGAAGAAAAGAACCCTTATTTAGTACAACTAGTACGAAAGATGTGTGAGATAATCAATGTAGATTACTCCACTATAGACTTTCAAGAAGACGGATGGTATGAAAAGCATACCTGGACAACAGAACAAGAAAATGAATACATTCTATGGGTATCAGAAGAGCTGTTTAATAACGAAGCTATGAGAGAAGAACTCTTAGAGAACCCTGAAAAGAGTATTATTAATTGTTTCCAAGCAGCAGTACACTTTGTAGCCAACTTTGGTTGGGATACACCAGGTGATATCGTAGACAGCATAGAAGAAAATAAAATAAATTAAAATAAATTAAACAATATGTCATCAAAACTAATCGCAATTGTAGGTCCTTCAGGTACAGGTAAATCTACCTCTATCAGGACTTTAGACCCAAAAGAAACCTTTATTATCAATGTAGCACGGAAAGAATTGCCTTTCAAAGGAGCTGAGAAACTCTACAACCTAGAATCTAAGAATTACATGGAAGTAGACGACATCAACCAAATTACAACTTTGTTGCAACAGATTAGCGAAAAAGCAGCACACATTAAGAATATCGTAATGGATGATGCTATCTACTCTATGTCATTTCTTATGATGAAGAAAGCTAACGAAGTAGGCTTTGGTAAGTTTGTTAACTTAGCTAAGGATGTAACCAACATGCTTACTACTGCTCGTAAGCTTCGTAATGACCTTAAAGTATTCTACATCACTCACAGCGAAACAATCGAGGATGATGGACATATCGTAGGTCAGAAGATTAAGACTATCGGTAAAGCGTTGGACAACCAAATTGTTCTCGAAGGATTGTTTACAATCTGTCTTTATACTCACGTAGGTGAAGACAAAGACGAGAATGCAACTTATCATTTTGTGACTAACCGTTTCCGTAACTACCCTGCTAAGAGCCCAATGGGTATGTTCTCTGAGACATTAATCCCTAATGACCTTAAATCAGTATGTGAAACTATTGACTCTTATTACACAGAAGAAGTATCAAAATCCAAATAAAATAAAAACAAAAAATTACTATTATGAAATTTGACGAATTAGAAACCAGAGAGCCTTCATCAGGCAAAAAGATGTACACAGGATTTGCTCCTATTCAAATTGTAGCTGTTAACCCTTCTACTAAAGCACTTGCTGCTTTACTAGGAATTGACGAAGACAAAGTAAAAGAGCCTAACTACGAAGGAGATAACGGAATGCGTTTGGACTTCTGGTATGTAAACCATCCTGATTTTAAAACAGACTTACGTGGTAAGTTTTCTTTATGGGTAAACAACGACACTCGTACCTCTCAAGCAGGTAAGAAACAGTTCATTGATAACTTTACTCGTACTTCTTGGGCTGAAAACTTAGCTGCTTTAAGTGAAGCACAAGCAGGCTTAGATCCTTCTCGTAGAATGGACCTTAAGAGTGTTCGTGAAGCTAAAGGTGGAGAAGAAACTGTATACTCTTTACTGAAAGCTTATGGTAATATCTCCCCTAAAGAAAAGCCATTTGTATTAGATTCTTGGAATTCTATTGCAAAAGGTAAAGGTAATGAGTTGGTAGATTTCTTTGCACACTTTAACAAAGCCAACATGGGTGTTAAAGTATTGTTGGGAATCAAAGACGATAAATACCAAGACGTATGTACTAAAGTATTTGTAAACGTAAACAGCAAGATTACTGACTATATAGCTAAGCAAGTTACTGGTGAGTATGGCTTCAAGAGTTACTATGGAACCTTTGACTTCAAAGAATACACAGAGAACAATGCACCTGCTGCTAATGAAGTAGAAAGCCCTTTCTCTGATGACATGATGTCTTGGGAAAAGAGCGATGTAGCTACTGCTGCTATCAGTGATGAAGCAGATAGCCTATTTTAATTTTACTTAACTGTTTCATTTTTTAGAAAAGGGGTTACATTTGTAGCCCCTTTTTCTATTTAAAACCTTCCTTATGGATCTGACAAGTATTGAAATAAGACCTAATGTACAAACTCTTTACAAGTTGATAGGTCAAGAAACACTCATGGAGTTTTACTTCGGAGAGAAGATTAACTTTAGAAACAAGTACAAGAATCCTTTCAGATCAGACAAGCATGCAACATGCTTCTTTAAGTGGAGTCAAGGAGGTAATCTTTATTTTATAGATTACGCTACTGAAAAAATCCACTACAACTGTATAGACATAGCTCAGATGAGAACTGGTTACGAGTATCCAGACATTCTCTATAAGATTGAGTCTGACTTCCAACTTAAGAACTTTAGTCTAGAAGACAGGCTAGGTCTTAAAATAGAAGTCGATAGTCTTAAAACAGTTAAACCCGCAGAAGTAAAGCCAGCATCTATCAAAGTTAAACTTACCCGTTTTACACAGAAAGACTTAGAATATTGGGCTCAATTTGGAGTAACACCAAGTATCCTTAAGTTTTTTGACATAAGACGAGTAGATAAAGCTTGGATAGCTGACAACATATGGTACATTAATAATGACTTTGATCCTTGCTATCGCTACAAAGAAAAAGATAAGTTCAAACTATACCGTCCTTTTGCAGAAAAGAGAGTAAAGTTTAGAACTAACTTCTTCGGAGGTATGCTAGAGGGATACACACAACTCCCTCATAAGGGAACTACGTTAGTCATTACTAAAGGTACTAAAGATGTTATGACCTTACATTCTATTGGGGTTAATGCAGTTGCAGTAAGAAGCGAGACTACACCTATATCGGAAAATGCCTATGAATTGCTTAGAGCAAGATTCGATAACATATATGTATGGTTTGATGCAGATAGAGCAGGTATAGAAGGTGCACAGAAGATATCTGAGATGTACGATATACCTGTATTGTATCATCATGCAAGTCTAGGAAAGGACATTAGTGACATTTACAAAGAACACGGAAAAGAAAAATTAATCAAACTATGCCAAGAATTAAAGATATTGTAGACGAAGCTTTAGAAATTGTATTCAATAAACTAGAAGTAGGACAACTTGAAAGAGCAGGTCTACTAAAGCTAGTTTCAAAGAAAACCGAAAACAAACGGTATTACGAAAGAAAGATTGGAGAAATAGATCCTGAAGTCTATAAAGAAAGAAAAAGACTTGCAGAAGCAAAGGCTAAACAAATTAAAATAAATTTAAGTTGTTTTAACGACTTTGAGACACAAGTTATGCAAATTGTATGTGATGTGCACAAAGTAAGTATTGCAGACTTTATTTTATATAGTCGTAAGAGAGAGTTTGTAGAAGCTAGGTTTCAGTTTGCTGCTACCTTGTTAATACAATTCCACTATACTTACATGAAAGTAGGAGAACTATTAAACAAAGATCACTCTACAATCATACACTCTATTAGACAGCACTGCGATTTCTATGACACTATTGCAAGTTATAAAACAAGGTATAACCAAGTGCTTAATAGAATTGAGCAAGCAAATCCAGGGATTATGACTACTAAGCTTAATCCTAACATCGTAATACAAATGTTGAATCCTAGACAAAGAAGACTACTTAGAAACAAAAATGCAAAAAATAGTAGCAATTCCCGATGATTGGTACCTACACTTAAGAGATACATTAGAAAGTCCATATTTTAAAAGCCTTGGAGGTTTCATTGCAAATGAGAGAAAGACTAAGTCTATTCTTCCATACAAAGATGAAGTCTTCAAGGCTTTTAATTTAACCCCTTTTCAGAAAGTAAGAGTGGTTATTTTAGGTATGGATCCGTATCCAGGTAGATACAAAGGAGAACCCACAGCACATGGCTTAGCTTTTAGTCCTAGAAATAGAGATCAAGTTCCTCCTTCTTTAAGGGTTATGTATAACAAGATTAAAGAAGACATTTATCCAGACGAACTTACATTTCCTATTGACATGGACCTAGAAGCATGGGCTAAGCAAGGAGTTCTTTTAATTAACGCAGCTTTAACTATTGAAGAAGGTAAGTCAGGTTCTCACCTAGCTCACTGGCATCAGTTTACAGAAGCTGTATTCAAAACTTTAGACGACAACACTACAGGACTTATATTCTGTTTCTGGGGTAAAGACGCTTTAAAGTTTGCTCCTTTAATTGATGATAACTTTCATCACATTTTAGTTGCACCTCATCCTGCAGCCGCTTTATACGGTGGAGGTAAGTGGAATTGTGACCACTTTAAAAGAATAAACGAAATACTAATGGCCAACAACGGAGAACAGATTGATTGGCTACAAAACTTAAAATAAACTAAACATGAATTGGCAAGATTTTGAAACACTAAGCCACTTAGAATTTAAATCTAAGTTAATAGAACACTTTACAGAAAGAGTAAAACAAACAAAACTAATGGAACAAAGTACCGAGTACGAGTATTGTGAAGTACAAGGTAGAATCAAAGAATTAGAAGAACTACAAAACTTTATTGAAACATTTAAAAGACCAGCCTTATGAACAAAGAACAATTATTAGAAAGCTCCAGAACTAACTGGACAGTAGACAAACGTGAACTAGTAGGTCCTAACAGAGAACCTACTCCTGCTTATGGTATCTTTAGACAAGATAACAACAAGTGTTTAGGTATCGTAGGATCTAAGTACGTTCCTACACAGAACGAAGAAATCTTAGACATGCTTTTAGAAGCTGCTGCTAGGGTTAATATCTCAGGAGAAAGAGGTGGTTTCTTAGGAGACGGCCAAAAAGTATACTATCAATTTCCTTTAACTGATGTTACTATTGGTGGATCTGATAATAAGCGATTCCTTACAGCCCTTACATCACACGATGGGAGCTCTCCTATTGGCTTCGGAGCAACCAATGTAA